CTTTGCGTTGCCGGCCGCTGTGCCAATAGTTTTCCTTGCGTTCTGCGTGGCAGCATTTGCAATACCAGGAAGTGTTTTAGCTTGCTTCGCTTCATAGTTTAGCTTTGCACGTGCCTGAGCCTGTTCTGGATTTCGCATCATTCGCGCAGCGCCAGACTGGTTATGGAATTCATATCGATTCTGGTTGCCGGTGACAAAGTTTGCGCCCTTATTTACGGCAGAACCAACAGTCTTCGCCGCAGCGGTGGCACCCTTGGCCACATCTTGAGCGGCATTATTGGCAAACCTGCCAATGTTCTGGCCGGCGTTCTTCAGCCATTTGATGTAGCGATCGTCGGCATCAATGCCGAACTTGTGCTTGTTCCACTCCATGCCCTTAACACCGTAGTGCTTAAGGCTGTTTTCGCTATCAAATGGAATGCCAGCGACGTAGTATCTTCCCACGTTCATGCACCTCCGTTTGAGGAATAGGTTTAAACGTACTCGTCCTTATGAAGCTTGTATGCAATGTAAGCGTCCATAGTGGCGGCTACGCTGTCGATCTTTTGATCGCTTCTCTTTTTATACAGTTTTCTGTTTCCGTTGGTGTCGATGAGTGCGATGCAGTTGCCCATGCAGAAAGACATCAGCTCCTGGTCGAACAGAAGCATCTCGCTCTCAGAGAGCTTCTTCAGTTCACCCAGAGGCACCGATTCCGTTCGAGCGCCCTGGGGAACCTTCTCGATGTAATTCTCACCAGGGTCGTTTTCCTGAATCCAGCGCTCAACAAAGGCCTTAGCATTGTATGGGTCAAAGCCGAACGATCGAACGTCGTATTCCTTCTCCATGATATGCCTGTCGAGGTCCTCATAAACCTCGATCATGTCAAGCACACTGCCTTCCATGACGATCAAACTGCCTTCCGCAATAAACTCATCATACTTCATTCGCATGGCGCGTATGAGCTTTTGATAAGTGAGCATTGTGATGTAGCATCTTGTCTTGATTCCAAACGAACCGTCTGGAAGCGGAAATAGGAACGCAAACGCGCAGAAGTCGTCGCCCATTGAAAGGTCGGCACCAAGAGAACAAGGCATTCCCCAATAATCCAGCTTTCTGGCCTGGGGAAGTGTCTCTTCGTAAGTGAAGAAATACGTGAAACCTTCTGTTGGAATACCGAAACGCTTTGCAAGAATGTCGTTCTTTGCGGCCGGGACGTGCTCGGCTCGCTCGACTTCAAGCTGATAGGTCTCGTAAGAAACGGTTTGGCCGATGTTGGGGTTCGCTTTAACCCACATATCGGGATCGGCCACTTCCTTCTCATCGTCCAGTCTATAGTACCAGATCGAGACGTGTGGGTTGTCGTACTTGCCCCGAAGAATGTCCACCATTTCCATTTTGATTGTATCGCCCACCGCATTGCGTACAGTACCCTCGGAACTGATTGCGATGATGACGTAATCCTCGATGAGACCTTTTGCGCCGGATTGCTCGATTGCGCCGATCGGGTCCTCACGTATGTCACCTGAAAGCCACTCGTCCACACTGGCGACTTTGCAGCGCAAGCCCTGAAGCTTGTCCACTTCCATGGGCTTGATTTCCAGTATAGAGTTTGTAACCTTGTTCTCGATGCCCTTCTTGGTAGACTGTAACAGAGCCTGCGAAACAGACGAATGCCTCGACGTTCGTATAGAACTCTCTGTAAGAAACTTGAACAGTGGCCCTCTCGAACGGACAATCGCGGTCCTGAGCGGAGAGAGAACCTCTTCGGCCTGTTTCATTGTAGGCGCTGTCGTGATCTGCTGCGTCGTAGCCGGATCCATCACAAGGAAATAACCCTGGATTGATGAAGCGTACATAGACTTGGCAGCGCCTCGACCAACGATCAGAATCTGTTTATTGGTTAGTCTTTTCTTGATAAGTCTTTTGACTGTTCTGCCTTTTTTATTCTTCTTCCCCTTGACATATATGTCGCGCTCAACATAATAGTACCAGCCCAGAAGCTGCTCGGCCCACAACTTGAATGAGTCGAGCAATCGCAACTCTGAGCCGTCCGTCAGGGTCAATTCTTTCTCACAGAATGCGATGTAGCCATTGATTGCCTTGTCATCGTAGAACACGCCTGGGTTCTCGATAAGCTTGTCAATACGCTGCATCTCCATGTCGATGTACTGATTTACCGGGATCTCGCCGGCCAATACGGCGTCCCGGAATCTTCCATAGTAAATCGGAACCGCTGTATTGGATAGTGACATCTTTTTATCCTCTCAATCGTTAATACCTGCGAATCAGCCAGTAATACTCATCCAGGTCTTGAGCATCAGCCATAGCCTCTTGCTGACGCCTGGCTGCTTCTTCTTGCCTTCGCTGCAATTCAGCCTGCTCTTCAATCGAAGGTGTCGGGAACTCAGAACGGTATTCATGCCGCCCATACCTTGTTGGGAACCAGCGTTCAGTTGAAGGCTGTGTCCATACCAACTTAGGAGACTCAGACTCTGGCCGTGAAACAGGCTGCGGTGTAGGCGATTCAGACTCTGGCCGTGAAACAGGCTGCGGTGTAGGCGATTCAGCATTTTGAATTGGCCGGAAGGAACGAGGTGATGCCGGTCTGGTAACGTCATAGTCTCCAACATTGGGCGACACATATTCATCCCGACTAATCTGAGGAATAGGTTTTCCTTCGTTCTCCTTGAGAATCTTATCAATGGTCTCTCGACCTTTTTTATAAGCCTGAAGAAGAGATTGCGCGTCCTTGATCTGGCTCGCGGTTGCGGTCGGATCGCTGATCGTTCTCATTGCCGCAGCGATAGCATTTCCATTCTTGCTCGGATCAAGTGCCTTCTGCAGATCCTTCAGCTGTTTCTGCTTACTCAACATGTCGATCTGCTTCTGGATGGCATCATTGGAATCGTCAAGCTTGTCCCGGGCATTCCTCAAATCCAGTTCTCGCTGCAGATTCTTCAGCTCTTTTCTCTGAGCCTGATTATTGTCAAAGTCATCCATTTCCTCCTGGATGCCCTGAATCTTCTGTTCACGCTGGAGCTTCTCAAGCATGCGTTCGCTGCTGGTCTTTCTGATCTGGTTAGCAATACGCTGGAAACCAGCATCAGCGAGCGTGTTGACACCTCGATTGGCAATATCCATAACGCCCTGAGGAATATTTGCAACTGTCTTGGCAGCTGCCTTTGGAATGGCGGTCACGATATCTCCAACAAACTTTTCAGCCCTTCCGAAGCCGGTGGAAGACTGGGCCCTTGCCAGTGCATCCGAGTAGTTCTTCTCGGCTATCAGACGCTGCGTATAGTTCCGCAACTCTTCGTCGGTCATAAGCGAAGGGTGCTTCATTTTCGTCCGCCTTTTCACATAAGCGGATGCGTTCTTTGCGGCCTCTTTGACCGCGCGCTTTGTCCGAGCGCCCTTGGTTTCACCGACATTGTATCGTGCTCGGCCAGCGGTTGTAAGGCTTCCGTCTTTGTTCTGGTATCGCCTAACGCCCCACTTCTGGCCAAGTATGCCGTGGTGATAAAGCTCATCTGAGCAAGGCAACCCGGCAACGTAGTATTCGCCCATTTGCAGATCACCTCACTTTGGATGAATTTTGGGCATAAAAAAAGCCCTCTCCGAAGAGAGGGTTGGGATAGCGATAGATGTTAGCTCTGGCATGTTATGGTCATTATTCCGTTTGTCAGATATGCCACAACTTCTACGCCATCACTATTCTCTGCGCTAAAACAGTCTAAAAAACGGTCAACGTTATTTTTGAAACCGCACTCAATCAGGAAACTTGCATATTTGTCAAATTCTTCGCTTGTCATAATTCCGACGCTTTCCATGAAAGCGAAATCAGAATTCATGAACTCTCCATCTCTTGCATAGGCATGCCCAAGGAACAAAGTAGGACTTGGTAGTATTTTTCCAAGGCCATAATCATACCATGGAGAAAACATTCCTGGTTTATTATCCGATTCAAGACCTCTCGCTATTACTTCTGCCTGAAGCAGATCCCTTGTTGTGATCAGATCTTTATCGGGCATTTTTTTAATTGTCTCAAAAATACCCGACGTATCAGCCAATGCGATAGTCCCAATGATCGTTAGAATAACCAGCCAACACAAAACCTTCTTCATTGGATAATCCCTCCTAAAATATTATGGAAAGATTATAGCACGGTTTACCATATTGGTCAAGCCCGGTATTGTCCGGGATCGACAGCGACATTTAGCCGCCATTCAAGCTCCTTGCAGCTCTCCTCCATAGCCTTCATCACAAATGAATTGGCCGGCGGATCGAAAATCATTTTGACTTTCATGTAGATGTAGGACTTGATGCCTTCTAAATCGACAGAGCCGTCGGTAATGAAGTCAGTCCACTTCTCGTCCGGACCGGTAATCCGAAAACCCTTTCTCGGCCCCACCCCAAGCTGAGCGAGGGTCGACAGGGCGGTGTTGATATGAACGATGATGTCCGTGTCGAATACGTCATAACTGTCATCCGGCCCGAGCATCTTCTTTATCGTGTTCAGTATACTTTCCTCCATTGTCTTTCACCTCACTTACTGCTTCCATGGACAGGTGTCATTGGGTCGGCGAGTAATCGGTCCTGATGCCAGAAGTGATATGTCGCCGTAGTGAATTGCATTATGCGTTCGATCAGAGACACAGACTACATTCTCGGGATCAAACAGAGCTTCTCCCTGTTCCTCGATGTCTTCCATAGTCAAAGGATTGATGTGATGCAGTATGAGCTTTCCGCCCTTGGGTATTTCCCTGTCAGGCAGTGCCATGTCGCATCCGTTGTCCCGCAATATCATTTCTCGGCGGAACTTACGCCATTCCTTTGACATGTAGAATGATTGGTTGAGGTATCGGCTGAATCCGAATGTGGATTCCCCAATGGTTCCAGGGAGTTTGAGGTAATGGAACCGCTCTTCTGCGGTGGGAAGACGAATCAACTCAGAATATCTCTTAATAATCTTCGTCTTCATCGTCATAGTCCTCTTCTTCGTCATCTCTCGTCGGGGAATACTCAGTCATGGCCTTCATGGCCTCCTGCAGAAGCTGCGCCGAAGTCTCCTGGGCTCTCAGAGCGTCAGCCTTTGCAGCCAGCATCTGGGTTTCCATCTGTATTTTCTCTCGAGTCAGCTTTTCCTTCTGGGATCCGTATCGAATGATCTCCGAAATCAGCTGATTGCTTGCCGATTTATCTCTCAACCGCTCCTCCGCAAGATCCACAGCCAAAGAAACCAGCTGATCGAACCGTCCCTCGACTGTAAAAGCAGGAGGCTCTCGTCTTTCGGTAGGAGTTTCAACGGGTTTAATCTTAGGCATGTGATCTTCACCTCCACTTGCCCGATCTTGTTATGTACTTTTGTCGAGTTTTGCCACACTTTCGGGCCCCTTTGAACGGGGTGCCTGGCATACGAATATGACCATCGAAAGGAGCGGGAGATGTCAAAACCACTGAAAAATGGCCAC